GATAAAACCCTCAAGTACAAGTACATCGAGCTTCTCGGGAAACTCGTGGGGGGAAATGTTACATCCGAAGATCAGTGTTTGGAGATGCTCGACACACTCGTTGAGAAAAACATCATTTCTCAAGAGGAAAAGGCGGGAAGCATTGCTGGGATCGCGAGTGGCAAAGACATTTCCAGTTGGTATTACAAGGTGTTTCTGAAGGACGTTGTTGTCGTTCACCAGGATTCCAGCATGACGTTGACCAGAGACATCATGCCGGAACACTGGACTTTCCACAACAAAAATAAGAATTACGGGAACGGTCTGATTTACAAAGCACCCGGAGTTAAACCCATTTCTTCAAACCGAAAGAAGGATGGATCCCTCAAGGACAAGTACATGGATCTACTCGGGAAACTTGTGAAGGAAAACGTTACATCTAAAAAAGAGTGTTTGGAGATGCTCGAAAAACTCGTGGCCAAAGAGGTCATTTCTGCAGATGAAAAGGCGGCTTATTTGTGTACATCTGGGATTCAGTCGAACGGCGCAGCAGCTGAAGCGTAGTGATGTTCGTGATGTATCATCCAACGTGACGATAGTAGGCCGACTCGAGTACTCAAATTAAATACCACACAAAATTTTGAATTTGATGACGCTATCTAGCCGAGAGAGTTTAGCCACAAACCATTTAAACTATGTAAATATCACATTTCTTTATAGATATCAAATTCATCAATATCAACCCATATAGGGAGTATTTTAACAGCTGCTTTTTTTTATCTTCACTCATTGAAATGTACATCAAAATAGTTTCAAATCATGACGTCGATATGTTTCACAAGAAAAAGTCTTTGTTGGAACAATGCATCATTCTTTTCACGATGGATTCGTGTCCACACTGCGTGGCCATGCGCCCTTCATGGGAACGTGCGGTAAATTCAAGGAAAAACGTGAACGTGTTGGAAGTAAACGCGAGTGCGTCTAAGAAGTTGATCTCGTCACACCCTGACTTTTTCGATCAATTGACTGTTCACGGTTTCCCTACAATCTATTTTAAGACTAGAAACGGGGTGAGTTTATTCACCATGCCAAGAACCACTGAGAATATTGTGGATTTCATTGATCGGAATGTAGAAACAACGGGTGGAGGGAAAAAAACAATGAATGGTCTATATCAAAGGGGACCAAAAAAAGGCAAACTTAAGAAAGGGTTCCGGTTTGTCGATGGAAAACCACACAAAAGCTGAGAACCACACCCACTTAGAGTAACATCTGTTTCAAGATGACTCGGATCGAAATGCGAATTTCGGTATGTCAATTTTTTCATTTTTTTCACCGATTGTTTCAATGGAATAACCCTTCTTTTTATAGAAATCCATTCGTTTTTTCGCTTGTGATTTGAATATGCTTAAATCATCGGCAATGTCGATTATGAATGGATCATGTTCGCGTTCGCTTTTTAACTGTCTTTGAATTCGCCCGACAGCCTGCTCGACGTCGCTTTTCGAAGAAGCCAGTACCATCGTATTTAACTTCGGCAAATCGAACCCTTCTGCTACCATGGAAAATGTGCCGAGAATGATGGATTTCTGTTCCGATTGTTTGAGATCATTTTGTTTCATACCACCGACGTAAAATCCCGTGTCCACTATGCCCTTCTTCTTTAATTCCTCGTTTATGTCAATCAAGTGATTTCGTCTGTCAGATAATATTATCACATTTCGATTAGGTTCCGCCAATAACAAACGCTGCAGTTCTGTCGCGATGAACTGGGTTCTTTTCGTGAATTCGCAAACTCGATTTATTAATCGAGATACATTTGGCTTTCCATTGAAAAGCAGTGGGACCTGCTTATACAAAGGATCCTCGTCGTCGAAATGGATCATTCTCACCGAGACGTCATCTGATCCTTTTGCTTTCTTGTTGCACACGATGTCACCCATGAACCACTTCAGCACCTTCGTCAGACCATCCTTGCGTTGAATTGTGGCACTGAGTCCCAAAATGTGCAAACAATTCACCTTAAAAAATGACTGTGAAAATGTTTTACAACAAATATGGTGTGCTTCGTCGATTATCTGGAACCCGAATCCTTGCATGTATTTAGAATCGTATCCTCGCATGACGATGCTTTGCAAGCTCGCGATGACAATGTCGTTATCTGTTTCTACTTTGTTTTGTTTCAAAATGCCTACTGAAACGTTACCCAGATATTGTTCTATTCTTTCTTTCCATTGATTTAACAGAAAATCTTTGTGCACGATGATGATGGTTTTGAGTTTTAATTTCGAAATTATGTAAAGTGCGATCACTGTCTTCCCCCAACCCGGTGGGATTGAAATAATCCCAGAATTTTTGACGGGGTTTTTTATCGCTTCCAAATATGCATCAATTGGCTCTTTCTGATAGTCTCGCATGGATCCCTTGAATATCGGATGGATGACCTTTGGTTGAGGAAAGTCGTAGATGGGTTCACCGAACATTTTGAATCCATAATTTCGAGGAACATAAATCTTACTGGAGCTTTCTCTGTATGTCGGAAATTGTTTATCGATTTCATTTTGACCAGGCGTTTCGAACGAACAGTACGGTGAAACAGTGAGGTCTGCTTTTATTTTCTTTACTTGATCAGCTGAGAGTGTGTCCTTATTTATCCCGTATCCCTTGGGGGACAATGTCGTCATTAGTATATCAAAAGTTCAAAACTTTATATGTCTTTTTGTCACACGTTTCATGAAAGATGATAAACCCTAACAAAATCCATGGAAAATGTGTAAAATCTTCGTGACGCCACAAATACGTGCGCCACGCCACGCACAGTACGAAGACGATGACCGCTTCGAAGCACGTATGTTTACCTTGTGTGAACAGAGATCCAGTCCCGTCTGAACCCAGCCTCCCCGCACAGGCGACTCCCGACGCGGATGAACCCAAGTCTCTGATCTGTCCTATCACTAAATCACTGTTCCGCGATCCCGTCATCGTCCCCGAATCGGGCTACACTTACGAAAAGAAAGCACTCGTCCGCCACTTGAAAGGACCACGAAAGAAAGATCCGATCACACAACAACATGTCACTGGCGAATTCCAAGTCAATCGAGCAATCAGGGATGCTGTCGCCGAATGGTTACATCGACATCCTGGGATAATCCCACACGGATGGGACACAAGGGATCCTGAAAATGAATCGAGCTCACTACCAAGGCCAAGTCAAGGATGCAAACAACTTCACGCATGGAGAACATTGCGCGAAACTATACGTAGATGTCATAGTTTGCGTGGAAAGAACCCCGAGCTCATCCGTCGGTGTACGCTCATAACAGACAGTAATATGTTCGTCAAAGAAATTCATCTGACTGGTTTGCGATTGAGACAGATCCCAAACGAAGTATATGTGTTCAAAACGTTGGAATCACTGTTCATCGATGATAACATGATATCAAAATTGTCACCGAAAATATCGCTCCTGACGAATCTTCGAGTATTAAATGCGTCAAACAATTTACTCAGAAAACTTCCTGAAGAAGTTTGCGACCTGAAAAATGTTCAGACATTGAATTTCAATGACAACGGACTCATGTCCCTTCCAAAAAGTATCAATTCACTGCGTGAATTAAGAGAGTTGCATGTTTGCAACAACAGGTTGGAATATTTGGCAATCAATAGCGACGCGTTGCCGGTCTTGCGACGCGTGTATGTCGCAGGTAATCCACTAAAGCATGTGGCACACACACTTGATACGGACGTGATCATGTGATGTGACACGCATCATCGTGCCCTTCTTGTTAACATGATGAGTACTGCGATACTTATGATGATCATTACACTTCGTTTCGTCAACGAAGGCCGCAAGTCCAAAACTTTATGGAGCTCGGCCGTGGGATAACGATTCTTGATGAAGTCGTATGCTTTTTGGATCGCACTTTCCATCGTCACTATGCCCTTGTGGTTCACCGGTCCGACCATATACAGATAGGGTAGGGTTCCCTCTGTTTTGATGGTACCATATGTCGATCGTACAAATCCCGTGTCTTTCGATATATACTCCCCGTCCGACATTTGAATCCCATTGGTAAACGTGAACACATCCGGTGGAGGTACCCCGAGCTGTCTTACGATTTCGCTTTTTAACTCTTCGAAAGTACATTCGCGTGGCGTTTTACCCAATCTCTCGGAATATTTAGATTGATCGATTATGCAACCAGACCAGACGGTTTTTATTGACTTGTCTTTGCTGTGGGTGCCTAGGTACTCGGACACGGGCAGGATGATGATGTTCCAGTCCCCCTCGCAGTACTCGCACCAACGTTTTGGAAACGCCACGTTTTTAGAAAAATGCAGTTGAAATCCTATCGAATGATATGAGCTCTCTTCCGCCAATGTCTTGATGGTTCCGAAATCACCCCAGTTGTTTTTGACTACTTCGTCTGAATTTTCCAGAATTTTCACTAGGGCCAACGGTGGAGCCGTCAGTATTAATTCCTTGGCTTTGAAGCTACCCTTCGAGGTGTTTACCACGTACGTATCATCGACACGATTTATGCTTTGCACATCGAATCCCTTTCTGAAATCCACTCTAGAAGATAGATCCTTTTCTATGACCTTGTACCAACCGGGATCTTTCAGGTGAACGAATTCTCCGTGCCATTGGACCATTTCGTCGAATACATCTTGCATCATGACTTTAGTAGGGACGTTCGCAATAGCAACCGAGAGTATGTACATCGCTACCGCCCCGGATGAGCTTAAATGTGCCATGAAGTCGTGCACCGTATCAGACGTTTCAACAAATCTCGATATTATCAACCCCGACGTTAACTTGAAAATGTCTGATACAGAAAGCTTGGATAATAACGTCTTGTGAACTGTTAACTTGTCTCTGTACACCGGCTTGTGATCGAAATCTATATCGTAAAGCTTCAATAGTCGCTTGAACTTGCCGTATGTGGTTGTCATGACTCGAGGGCTATGTTCTGAGTAGTATTTTCCATCTATCCAATCCATCTTCCAGCAACCACCCAATTGAGTGTCTCGTTCTATCACAGCAATCGTCGCATCAGTCTGACTTAACATGGTGGACAACGCTAGACCCGTGGGACCGCCACCGACTATCACAAAATCGTATATCTCCGCACTCATTATAGATTTCCTTAGATATCTAATTACGCTACATGAACGAAATAAAATATGTCACAAAATACTAATTCGTGAATGGATGCATGGGGATTACTACATGCTTTCACTAACTTGAATGAAATTTCAGCAAATGAAACCAAAATGAACGAAGCCAGAATTTCTTTACAACTCGAAAACGCGGCTTTGCAATCGAGCACTGACGTCAACTTGGACGGTGATTTCGCTTTAGATAATTTCATATTTGACTATAAGTTTGACTTAGATTCATCTGATTCTGATGGTAAATTCTTGAGCGCTTCAGAATCAGACGGTACTGTGCATCTGAAGGAATTGAGCCTGCCATCATGGGTTTACGAATACGACCAACACCAACTCTCCGTGAATAAGTTCTTGAATGACGCGTCGTATGTGGGAATCAAGGACGACGTTCTACGATTTTCAATGAACGTCAATCTGAAATCAAACGATTTCATTTACACTGGTGATCTCATGAATCTTCTTAATAGGCCGACATTTGAACAGATCAAATCTGTATATGGATACTCTGACGGATTCTGTGAGAGAAATCTCGACCTTCGAGATCTGCTAAATAAGTCGGATTCACGAATGAACATAGATTTGGGTGACGTCTGCATTCAAAACAATGATTACGTCTATTTCGATACATTAAAGGTGATCGATTCCATTCATCTAGATTCCTATATGGAAAACGGTACATTTCTTTTCATTCACGAAAATAGATTGTCCAATCGTACGTACGACTTCCAGTATCTGTTGACGAAGGTCCCGGAACACAATGCGAATGTACATAATTCTTTACCTTCATTGACGTTGTTCTCTAATCTTTGTGATATTGCTTCTCGTGACATTGACGCGACTGCCATGTATAATAGATCGTTTCTGAATTCAAACAACACAAACATCAAGAAGTTGATTTATGATGAAACTTTGTTCACATCCGATAATTTGTTGTCGCACACGACGGATACCCAAAAACTCGTTGCAAGACACAATATGAGTCTGGGTACAATCAGTGTCCAGTCAAGTAACGACGTGCAGATACAAAGCATTCAGATATATGGCAAATTGTCAGTAGAAAGATCGAATCAAGTCTTCTTCGATAACAAATGGATGTCATTCGAACATTTTAAACAGGAAAATGTTTATAACTCCCCTTCATTCGCTTCGGCAGACAGTTTATTTACATTACAACGTTCGAGTCAAATCAGTAATGTACTCGATGCACAACTGTCAAATTTACATACGAACGCGAACTTGTCATTGGAAGATCTCGCAGTGAACCTCGTTGACATCAAGCATAATTTGAGTGATTTGCCAGATTTGCTTCAGGCGAGATCCGTTTTGAAATTGAGTCCCGTTGCAGTCTTCGGCCGACTCGAAGATTTGTCACTCGGACCAAAGTATCTATCCGAATTAGAAAACGACTTCGGTTACTACGAACGGAACAATAACTTGGCAGACATACACCCTCTGTTTCGCGAAGCAGCTAGGCAAAACATAGGTGTCTCCAACATGGCTCTCGAAGATGCAGATAATATCGGAGGAACAGAGTTCTTACCATTGGGTGTCGCAAATAAAAAGTTTCATAGCACTGACTGTGTGATCGACACAGCGTTCGCGGATATAGGAAACTTTACCTTAAAAAGTCTCGATCCTGTGTCTGAAGCAGGTCATGACTTCCTATGCGTCCAGAAATTTGATAAGATCATAACGGGAATCAAAAACTTCAAATATCGATACAAAAAAATTGACAAATGTGACGAAGCGTATTTTACCGGCCCGTTCCTGTACGATCCAACACAAAACGTTCGAGTCAAAATTAACGACCTGACGGACGTCATCTTATTGGATGCGATTGGCAGCAGAGTCACAGATTACATTGTCGCCGAATATTTCGTTCCTTCTTGCAAATTTTCGTACATCAAATTCACATCGATAGCTAAAAAGATATTGAAAGAGCTCGACATCCCACATGAATACTTTGAAGGTGGTCTGGATAACATCGAATTATTCAATCGCCAATTTTGAAGTGCGACTCATTCACCGCGTATGTACGGCTGTAAATATTTTTCTCACTCACAATTTAATGATAAAAGGCATCGACCATATATACATAGTTTGCTGTGGAAAGTTCAAAGATCGCCACGAATACATGTCGAAAACAATGCAGCAATTGGGTTTTGAAAAACAATACTTCACATTTTTGAAAGATGATCCTGAATTGAATTTTTCACAGAATTCTTTCTGGGAAGAACTTTCCCATGAGATTATTAACCAGTTTTATGATGTTGACGTCGAATCTCGTAGAAAAGAATTGATCGTTACCGAACAAATCGATTACGCCCCAAAGAATATATCACTTGCCGACATAGCAGTGTCTATCAGTCATCTCTTGATATGGAAACATGTTATCAAAAGAAATCATAAGCAAGTTCTGATTCTGGAAGATGATATACTGTTTTATAGAGATTCAATTCAAAAGTTAAAAAACATCATCGAAGTCCTACCGAATGATTTCGACCTCGTGAGTCTCGAAGATGGCGCGGGCATGCATGCGACCATGTTCGGACATACCCTTCGCCCGGATAAGCTCTTATATGACATACCAACTGGAAGGATGCGCTGTTGTGGGGCTTATATAATCAGCGGTAAGGCTTGTGCGAACATTTGCAAATGGCATCAGCAAAAAAAATGGACACTCGAGATTGACCACGTCCTGGACTTGTATGGGAAATTGGGATTGTTGAACGTATATTGGGCGGAACCGTGTGTGTTCACACAGGGATCGCAACGTAATGTTTACTCATCAGGCGTACAATCAAAGCACATCAAGAAAATGACCATCCACGATCTCGGAGCCGCGGGTGTGGGCGGCGGCGGGTAGCAAAAAGGAGCGTTTTCAGCTCAGTCCTATCTCGTTACTTTCTGGCTCGCCCTTCACCCGCTTCGAACTCG